AGTCTTAGCATACTCACCTTTACCTGCTTTCTTCCTGGCAGCGTCTCCAGAGTCAACCTTTGCCTTTACCTTCTCATATGAAGGAGCACTTGCTGATGCTTTTCTAGCAGCCCTTTCCTCTTCCAAATATTCTGGAGGTGGATCGAGTATATACTCAACAAAATCTTCTAGACCAACCTCTTCTATAATAAGGTCTAATCCTTCTTCATTGATACCTTCCTCATAGAAGTAATCAACAGCAACTTCTAACGCTGCTGCTTCCCATTCTTCTTTCCTGGATTTTGCGATTGCACCTGGACCATGCTGTGCAATAATTGCTGCCCTGACATTTGCAAGTGCCTGATCTGAAGCCTTCTTCGCCGCTTTCGGATCATACTTCTTAGATGACTTATATGACGATGGAGAGACATCATCACCCCCACGAGCACTTCCACCTCGCTCAAGACGACGATCCTTAATTCTATCGTACTCTTCCTCAGAGATATTCTCACCCTTGGGGTTGTAACTCTGTGCCAAAGCAGTGTAAGGAACGGCTTTCCTCTGCTTGACTTTCTTCTTCTCAATTGCTTCATCATGTTTTGCCTTCCCTTTTTTAACAAGAGCGATCACTCCTTCTTGTTCTAGTTGTGGCTTATCACCTTTAATCTTTTTATGTCCACGGTCTGACCTGTGGAGTGCACGTCTTAGTTTACCATGACCAGCCACATTATGACTGACACCAAACTTACGTACGTTTCTTGTTTTTTCTTTCTCTTCTGGAGTACCAGTATCTATCTTAGCTTCGTTAACGTCAGTCATACTAACCTCCAACAATCTGTACTTGTTCGACAACAACACCACCTGAACCAGAACCTGCAGTCAGTAATGCAGTTCTTTGTACGATAGGAACAGTGCCAGCAACTACATCCGCTTCAGATAAAGCGTAGTCACCAGAAGCACTAGAAGCATCGAGGTCAGTAGTAATAGTAGTAGCAGTAACAGAAGCAGCTTTCTTACCAGCACTTCCAGCAGTAACATATGCTGCTACGAATGCGGTGTCTCCACCGTTGGATGTAGTAATAGTGTCGTTAGCAGTAAACGTGTGGCGACCACCGTTTGAGTATCCTTCTAGTGTAAGGACTGTAGGGTTAGCATCTGTTGCAGCAGAAATCTTTGCTGTTTTCGGTTTTCCTACTGAGAGCAACTCAGGAACACCAGCAGCGAGGGTTATAGCAGGACCACTACCAACTTGGATGCTGGATGCAGCAGTTGCTAATACTCTAATTACTCCCGTTTTTACTGTGATATACGCAGTACCCGATGCACTTACAGTTTGCGTATCTAAAACGTTTAATACTGACATTACTAATCCTATTCCTACATATGTTATTTATCTTGCTTTTGTTTTAGAAATTTAGCGAGATCTGCAGTACTACCTACAAACATGGTATTGTTTGTAACCTCTGTAGTCTTACTTCCCTTAGGATTTTCTATCTCGTTAACTTTCTTATGCAGATCAGCAAGTTTATCTGCCACATCTCCTACGTGTTTAATCAACTGTCCAGCAACTTCATATGCTCTAGGTTGATCTGATTCCTGTGCTAGTTCTAGGATACCATCGACAGCTTCCTGTCCTTTCTCAATGAGAGAATATAGATTACCACGAGTGTAATCATAGTCTTTCTTGAGTTGTTCTGTAGGACCAGTTATATTAGCAAGTTGTTCTTTCCTAGGGGCACAACCCCCTTCGGGTATAATAGAAGTCTCTACATCAAGAGCATCCTCTATACCATCAAACTTACTCGTCTGCTCCTGTTGTTGGGTTCCTTGACTTGCCATCAGTAAATTCAGCGTATAGTTCATTAAATCCGAAGTCATCACCAACCTCAACCAATGCATGATCAGCAGCATCTATCTTAAGGATATTGCTACTAATAGCATGTCCAGCAATAGTGCTGTTGTTCCATCCACGATTAACGTGCCATGTACTTCCTACTACTCTGGTGACATGCATCACCTCGGTACCAATTTGTATCTCATCTCCAACAACAGCAGCATTAGCATCAGTGATGGAGATAATACCATCATTGATATCCATTGCAGCAGAAAGAGTTGTGATAGCGTTAGCATCTCTATCAATAAGTGATGCTGGTGTAGCAGTGTATCTGACTTCTCTTGGTGCAGTAGGAACTGCTTCCGTAGAGTAATCGACGATTGCCTTCTTGATAACAGCGTCGGTAGACTGAACAGGACCATACAGATATGTCTTAGCAACAAACTGTAAAGTATAGATCAGAGTCCTACGTGTATCATAATCACCTTCATACTGATCATCGTATGCTACGTTAGTCAGTGTGATGGGATAGTCCTTCTTCTCTCCCAGAGAAGGTACCAAGTTCATTGTTATACTAAAACTTGGTTGGAAAAATGGGAGGATTTGCTCTAGAATCTGAAGTGAATCATCCTGATTCTTAGCGAGGATTGCCAACTCAAAGGATACATTATATGGTATTGGCATGAAACCTTTACTGGTTGTACTACCACTAGTCTTTCTTATGTACTGAGTGGGAGAAACCTTTCGGGTTGCATCATATGAGATACCAACTATCTCAAATGAAATTCTTGGTAAAGTAAGTTGTACCTGATCCTTTGTACTGAGATCTCCTACTTGGCGTAACCTAGCAAGAAACTTTTGCTTAGGACCATAAGCAAGAGGTACTTTCATCACTTCAGTTTTAGATCCTGAAGTACGACGAAGCTCAATATTATTAAACAGTGTGCCGAATCCGACTACAGTCTTTTTAATAATTTCGTGATAAGAATATGTTCCTAACATTAGATACTACTTCCTTTGTTTCCAAACTCACCAAAGGGATTACCTTGGGTAAAGTCTACGATGCCATCTGCTTGCGTTTCGAACGTAGCATTAGCATCGAATTCACTATTAACATTATTTAGGGTATTGTATGTAGCAGTAGTCCATGCAGCACCGCTAGACTGCCCTGTGAGCGTCTCAGGGACGGTGAAGATGCCTGTACGGTTATAAACCTGTAATTGGTTGTTTCCAGCATCAAAGGACTTAATTTCAGCAGATACATTAGATGTACCACCAGTGATAGTCTCTCCAACTGTATACGTACCAGTACCACCTGCAACTAAGTTGATAGTAATAGCATTGGCAAAGTTGGTTTCGATAGCATCTACAGCAGCAACACCAGTATCGATGTCCTCGTCGCTGTATTCGAACAACTCACAGCGAAGTCCCCATACATATGTCGATCCCAAAGGATAGAATGGTACTTCATGCTCTACAAATTGTATCTCAAATGTCTTATTAGCTAATGGAAGATGAATTAAATCACCTTCATTTGGTCTACCTTCTACTATTAACGTAGCATTATCATCTACTGCTGCTGTGAATCTACGTTTTGATATAACAAAGGTAACCTGGTCCTGAATTCTGACTCCAAATTTAGAGAAAATATCACCATCACCCCTAAAACCACCAGCATCCTCAATATATACTTCCACCTGAAAGGCACCTTCGAATTTGGATAGTGTGTCTTCTCCAAAAATTCCATCTTCCTTTACTAATGTTCTAGGTATGTAGTAAACATCCTTCCCAAACATCTTAATTTGTTCGTCAACTAGATCTTGAGTAAGACCTTGTTCACCAACAGTTCCTTGTGAAAAGTAGGTATTAGTTGCCATATTATCCTATCATGTCTAATGGAGGAGTTTCCCATTCTGTACGTAGTTGCTCATCCAATACTTTGAGTTCTTCTACAGCATCGTTATAGATCATCTCTCCGTTCAGAGTGACTCCACCTGGCATTTGTACATTCTGGAATTTGGTCATGTTCTGACCCCACTGCTTCTTAATCTTTGCTGAGACATAATCCTTTAACCACATTTGGTTATAGATCTCTGTCCAAGTATCAGGTGCAAGTGCTCTCCATGCCTTAATAACAATATATTGGTCTGCTAATGAATCCTCTGTCCAGTCAAAATCTATATGAAGTCTATTGTTAACAGTGGTATACCTGACAGGTTTCATACCCTCAAGTATCCAATCAATACTTTGTAGATGAGTCTGAATCATGTAATAATGATAGAACTGTGTAGACGTAAAGTCGTACAAGTCATTAAGTCTCATTTGATAACGAATATCAAACATGTTTCTAGTACCCTTATCAGTAAAGGCAAAGAGACCTTCTATTGATAGTACATGATCTGGTATAGAAAGGAAGTTTGTTTGCTCACCCCACACTGTAGTGCCATCTGCCCCTGTACTATTGGAAGATGCTTTACCTGCTGCAATCTCATCAGCAGTAAACAAATGCTTCAGATAGACTCTCTCAGCACCATCATAGTGGAACTGTTGGAACTTCTGAATACCATAATCAATTGCATCATCGATCTGATCATCTGATACGTTGATCTCCAAGACTGGTTTACCCAGTCTGCGTAGAGCATATTCTTTAAGAGTTGCTTTTGAGTTTGGTTGTGCCATTTACTTATAGAGCAGCGATTCTGAGTTTAAATGCGGCGAAGTCTGCAGACGCAGCAACCTCAGTTTTGAGAGTAGTTAATGTAATTGTCTCTGCCTGAAGTGCAGAGTCAGCAGTCGAACCTTGTGCAGCAGTTGCATATGCAGATGCAGCAGTGGTTGCAGCAGTGCCGAGTCCAAGGGTTGTCCTTGCAGCAGCAGCGTCTGCGTCATCAATTAAAGTGCCACCGAATGTACTTACAGCAGACGCAGCGAGTGCGTTGGTTGCTAAAGTACCCTGTGCGGCAGTAGCGAAGTCTCCTGTAGCAGCAACAGCAGCAGTTCCAAGACCAAGAGTGGTTCTGGCAGCAGCAGCGTCGGCATCATCAATCAGGGTGCCACCGAAGGTGCTGACAGCAGATGCGTCAAGTTTTCCAGTGATACCAGTGGCGACACGAGCATCAGCACGAGCATCTGTGTAGTAAAGGTTAGTGCCCTCTGTCAAATCTCCAGTATCAGCAGCAGCAATACGTGCGTCTGCTCTTGCGTCGGTGAAGAATATGTTAGTAGATCCTTCAGTAACGTTATCAGTATTGATATCTGCCTGAGTAACACTAAGAGTACCAGCACTGTGTGTGATACCTGTACCATATGTGAAGTGTGTCCTCGTGCGAGCAGCAGTAGTGAATAGATTTGTGCTTCCCTCTGTTACATTGTCTGTGCTAATGTCTGCCTGTGTTACAGAAAGAGTGCCAGAAGAATGAGTAATACCAGTGCCATAGGTGAAGTGAGTACGTGTCCTAGCAGCAGTAGTAAAGAGGTTAGTGCTACCTTCAGTAACGTTATCAGAATTGATATCGACTTGAGTAACAGATAATGTATAAGTGTTTGCAGCGTCGTCATAAACCTTAGTAACGCCAGTGCCAGCAACGATTACAGCATTTAGTCTGTCATCAACACGCTCATCTGTGTAGTAAAGGTTAGTACCTTCAGCAAGGTCAGCAGTGTCATGGTTAGACAGAGATGCAATAGTTGTTGGAGTTGTGTATGAGAAGTCACCAGTAGATGCATTGTATGCAAGACTACCAGATGCACTAAGGTGTCCACGTGTCCTAGCAGCAGTAGTGAAGAGGTTTGTGGACCCTTCAGTAACGTTGTCTGTATTAATATCTGCTTGGGTGACTGATAGGGTGCCACTTGTGTGAGTGATACCTGTGCCATATGTGAAATGACCCTGAGTCCTTGCAGCAGTAGTGAAGAGGTTTGTAGACCCTTCAGTGATGTTGTCAGTATTGATGTCTGCCTGAGTAGCACTCAAGGTCAGCATGTTACCAGCATCATCATAGGTAGCAGTAATACCTGTGCCACCAGTGATTAGAGCATTAACTCTATCATCTACACGCTCTGCGGTGTAGTAGAGGTTTGTGCCTTCAGCTAAATCTCCAGTATCATGGTTAGCAATACTACCAACCTGTGACTGGAAGAATGTTAAGTTACCAGTAACGTTTAAGTTACCTTGAATCTCAAAGTCAGTAACTGATTTAAAGTTATTAACTGTAAGGGTATTAGTTGAAGGGTTATAAGTTAAGTTACCTGAGTCTGTCCTGACTTCAGTGTTACCTGTGTTAGCAGAAACGAAAGTAGGATAGTATGTTAGGTTTGATGTAGCAGTCTCAGTTACGTTAACCAACGATGCTGTGTCTGCGTTACCAGTTAGGTCACCAGTTACATCACCAGTGATCTGTCCTGTTACACCAAGTGTGCCACCGATGGTGGAATTGTTTGTTACGCCAAGAGTACCAATAGTTGCAGTACCAGTGATCTCTGCATTACCAGTTGTGGAGTGCAGTGTAATCTTATCAGTGCTGCTACCATTCTGTAGTTTCAGAGTCTTAGACCCACCACGCAATACAACACTGTCTTTCAATAGTGAAGTTGTATCAACGGTAAGTGTGCCATCAATCTGAGCATTACCATCTACGTTAAGGTCAGCATCAAAGTCTACATTCTGTGTGACATTAAGAGTGTCATCTATAACAGTTGCACCAGCAACATCTAATGTACCATCGATAGTAGTATTACCAGAAGCACCTGCAACAATAAACTTGCTGGTGTTAACGATAATAGATCCAGAGATGTTAGCGTTGGTCGCTAGGTTAAGTGTGCCTACCTCAGCAGTGCCTAGGGTTGTTACACCTGTAACTCCTAGTGTGCCAAGAATTGCAGTATCACCTGTGTTACCAGTAACCGATAGTGTTGGAGCAGCGTTAGGACCAACATAGAAGTCTTCACCGAAGTAGACATCCTTGGCCACTGTGACTCCACCCAACACACTAAGAGCAGGTGTGCCTATAAGGTTACTAGGATTAGTAGTAGAAGTGAGGGAGGTATTACCAGTAACCCCAAGAGTGTTAGTAACGTTAGTAGCTCCGTTAACATCAAGGGTTCCTTGAATATCTGTATTACCTGTTGCTGAAGCGACTGTAAATTTATCCGTGCCATTATCTAACTGAATCTTAAAGTTCTTATTGTCAGCATTCAATATAAGATTGTCTTGGAAAGTACCAACACCATCTACATTCAGAGTGCCATCTAAATCTGTTGCTTGAGTTACATTTAATGTATCATCAATAGTTGTAGCACCTTCTACGTTGAGAGTGCCTTGTATATCTGTATTACCATTATCAGTGTCAATGGTAAATTTATCAGACCCACCAGCATTCTGAATTTGGACTTGCTTATTGTCTGCCTTAACGATTAATCCATCAGTTAAGGTAGAGAGTAAGTTAACATCTAATGTGCCGTTGATAGTGAGGTTATCATCTACAACTGTCTCACCAGTAGCAGAGTCAAGAGTTAAGTCACCTGATGA